CCCATTTTAAGCTCTTAAATGATTCATAAATGGATTTAATAAAGTTTTTAACTTTTTCTATTAGTTCTTTGAATTTAATTCCAGATTCAGATTCATTAAAAGATTTTATAAAATTTAATACCGAATCTTTCGCCTTTGGTAAATCAGAGGCCAACCTATTTTTTATTTTCGATATTGCTCCAATAAATGTTTTTACAATTTCGCCAGATATATTAATTGCATTTTTAAGTATGGGTGATATTACTCCCCACACTTTTTTTGTAAAATTAATAATATCGGATATTATTTTCGAAACATTTTTTGAGTATCTAACTATTTTATTATATAATGAATCGGCATTCTCTGTATCGTTTAAAGAATCGTTTATTTCACGTACTCTAATTATAAATTTTCTAGTGAACCCAATAAAACTTTTTGTTAACTCTTTTACATCATATAAACCGGGAAATACTTTCTTAATCCCCTCATCAACAGCATCTTTAATTAAAACAAAATCTTGGAATATGGTTTTCAATGTTTCTACGAACAAATCCTGACCACCACGATCTTTCCATATGCTAAGAATCTCGTTTCTAGTGTTGCCAGCGGTTATAAAAACATCATACAAATCATTTGCCAATTCTGTCCACAAGCTTTTTGCAGTTTCGTAATTGCCAAATAACAATTCAAAACTTTGAGACATGCCCGAAGACATGGCAACTTTTATGGATTCTATTGCCTGAGAAAAGCTTATTGCTTCCTGTGCTCTTGAAAAGGCCTTTAATGATTTAGGAACCTCTAGTCCAAGTTCTTTGTATGCATTTGTTAATGCCTTTATAGCTTCTGATGCGGTATCATATTCTTCGGCAAGACCATAATCCTCTAAAGTCTTTCCCTGATTCTCTATCTCTTTTGTAAGTTTCTGAACAACCTCAGATGATGTATCTAATTCTCCGCCATTTGTCAAACCATATAAAGAGTTAACGGTATCCGAATAACTTTGTAATGCCTCAAGCATCACTTCGGTTGTTAATATGCCATCGTTAAAAAACTGTTCGAAATTAGCAGCAGATACCTCATATTGCTGTACTGTGTCTTTTCCTCCTACTTTTTTCCTAAGATTGACATATGACCGCCCAGTCTTTTCATCTGTTTGAATTAAAATACTATGTGCTTTTGCAGCATCAAAAAGTGCTTGCCTAAATCTTTCTGAATTTGTAATTCCAGAGGTTTTCAGCTGCTGCGACCATATTCCAAGAGACATTTTTCCAGAACCTATGGCCTTAGCAAAACCTATATAAGCCGATGCGGCTTGCTCTGCTGTTATTCCGGCATCTGCACAGGCGTTTGAGATACCAAATATAGCATCGACAGCAACATCAAGATCGACGCCAGAAGCTGTAAAATCGCCAATGGCGTTCATCATTTGGTCGATATTATATGATGTCTCATCTGTATACCATTGAAGTTTTTCGATTCTCTTAGTTACGTCATCAAGTGTAAATAACTCTCCAGTTTCCGAATTAATTTTCTCACTAACTGAAGACATTATTTTCTGCTCAGAGGCTATGGCTGCATCATATTTTGACCACCCGGCTACAAGCTGATCAACACTCAAAGCTTTGGTTATTTTTGCTCCGGCATCAATCGCCTTGCTAGCTATGTCAGAAAGAACGTTTGCGGCTACTAGCTGGAGTGTCGAAAACTTTGCTTCTACCGATTCAATCGACGACCCAACGCCATCAAAGTCAAGAGCATTTTTTAATTTATCAAGAGTAGATAAAGTTTCTTTACAATTTCGTTCAAAATTTCCATTATTGAATTGCATTTCTACAACTCTTTGATCTATTTCTCTGCTCATTTATTTCGTAGCCTCCTTCCACAGTTCATCACGCATTCTATCGAATATTGGTCGTATTGCAGGATTAATATAATCGCGGCCTTCGACCCAAGACCCATTTCTAGTAGCATGCCCATATTGTAATATTATTGCTATCGGACAGCCATCTTGTATATTATCATTAAAAAATTGAAGACTAACCGTGTTGTCTCTTCTTATTATTTCATATCTCCAAGATTCGGATGTCTTACCTGTATCTTTTGGAGTAGCAGACATAAGGGCGGCTACCCCTTCTCGTCCATAATGATTAAGGACTCCAAGATTTATTATTTCTTTACATCTTTCAAGAAATGAATTAGTTTTGGATAGATCGCCCTTGCCTACTATTTTGATCATTGTGTAAACCTCTTTGTACGTAATTTCATTTAACCATTAGTATGCAGTTTTGCTTTTCTTTCGGCGTTTAATGCTCTGTTTCTTGCCAGTAATTCTTTTGTGCTCCTCTTCTTAGGAGGAGTGTTTTTAACATTGCACACTCGTATTAATGTCAATAAACGATTTAAATGCCACTTAGCATACTCTGATGGTATACTAAAATTGCACATCCAAAAATATATAAGCTCACTAGTTATTGTTTCTTTTCCAGAGCCCGAGGAATTTTTGCTATCGTAAATTTTCGTAGCAGTCATCGGGTCTGCAATATAATCACTTATCTCTTGCATATTATTTTTGGTTAAGTAAGAATAACAATCGGGATTAACATTTTGAGTTATAGTCATACATTTTATGTAATCCTTCATCTCTTCTTCGGTCTTTTTTTCTTTTGATAAAAATGGCTTATGCCATTTAGATTCCCATTTTGAAAGAGACACCAGCGAATGCTTTAAAACTAAAGTCTGTTCCTTTAAAGTAACAAAACATTCATTTCTTTCGTCCCAACCGTCAACCGCTGGAATAGTAATTATTAACTGGTCATAGTCTCTCATAATCTATTCATTTTCCCGATTCAAGCTCGGCTACTTTTTTAGCTAAATCCGCCGGCACAATGCCATTCACAAAAGCTGCTGCAGCATCTGGGTCACTTATAAGTTTCATAAATAAAGTAGAATAAGCCTCTGACTGAGAAAAAGCAGTTGAAAGCTCTTCGGATTTAATAAACCGTTTTCCATCAAGACTCTTTTCGCCATACGACTTAAAGATAAGATCCTTGAAAAACTTCATTGCTTCAGGGACATCTCTATCTTTTTCAATTTTCTTAAGTTTTTCGGCCATTCCGCCTTCAATTCCAAGCTGAATTTCTGTTATTTCAGCCATAGATAGATTGAAGAGATATTCTTCCGTTCTTTCTTCTCCATTATAATCAACATATGTTATTGTTTCTTTTTTCATTTTTTTCTCTCCTTTTTATTTTAAAAAAATAGGAGTTGCAAAAGGCGATTAACCAATCGCAACTCCTTTAAAGTTTTATAAATTAAGCAAGCGTGCTTATAACTTCTGCAGGAAGCGGAAGTCTAGCAGTTGTCGCAGTGCTGCCGGAACCAGCATCTGTTCCATAAAGAATGTTAAGAAGGGTCCCAAGTTTGGTTTCATCGGCTTTCGTCGAATCGACTATAATATGTGCAGTGGGTTTGTAATTAGTTCCTTCAACGTCTACTGTCACAGGAGTCGTCGCAACTTCCCAGCTGAATGTAATTGCTTCGGGGCTGTCGTTAATTGTAGCATAAGATTTTTCTGACGGAGAAGCAAGACACCCATAAACAATATGAAGTTTATATCCAGCATCACTGCCATCAATATCGTTGCCTATAGCCGTCCTATAGCACATACCAAAAGGTATTCTCTTCTGCTGAGAAATTATAACACCGGTATTAAGTGCCGCAGAACCATCACATTCTGCAAATTCATCCGGGTAAGTATAAGCTTCAATAGTGAAACCAAATTCCTCAGCGGACATAAGATTAAGATACTTAATATCGTCAGCATAAAGAGCGGTTGCTTCTGCGCCAGAAGGACTTTCATTAATTGCAGTAAGACCATTCCAAGCTACGCCTTCACCATAAGCGCCGTTCTGACCATTTTTCGGATAAAGAACACCGTTTCTCACGCCGGTTTCATAAAAACGTTCGCCGGCCTGATCCCAAGTAAGTCTAGACATATATGTCTACCTCCTTTTAATAAAATAAAGTAAAAGTGTCGTGATTTAAATTATCGGATACATAGTGCCGATCATGATAACAAAGAGGAAGTCTCGAAATAGCAAAAACTATATCGCTATCAGGTTTCTTGTCTATAACTGTAACATTATAAGCAACTGCCTGATTATACACACCATTGTTAGCATGCCTATTTTGTATTCTACTTCTAGAATACACTATAGCCGGATATGTCATTTGTATCGACGATGGGGGCTGATAGTAAACACTACGTGATCCAAGGATTTCCTCCAATTTAGACTGGAGTTCTATTCTACTCGCCATTATAAACGCCCCCTATCGTCAATACTAGTCTAGGATACAAAATTTCAATATTATTAATTTTCCATTTCGTAGCCATAAACTCAATGTACTTCATTGAATGAAGATTTTCATTGGCAAATGAATCCGACAATATACTAATTTTGTTTGATATGTTGAGATTGTCATTCACATTCCCAGAATTTTCATATCGAACAGTACTTGCAAGAACATCGCCATAATAGTAACGCTCTTCAACGTCCTCTATCCAAACTCCCGGAGAATCTTCAACAAGTCTCGCAAATCCTATCTTGCCGTAAAACTTTGCCATTTTGAATTTTTTCTCCTATACTTAACCGGCAACATAACCGTCGGAATAGAAGCAGGTCTTAACTGCCTTATCCGAGGTTCCAACCGTTGTATAAAATACAGTAGTATAGCTTTCGCCAAGAGTGCAACCATCAGGACGAACAAGATTTGTTCCGTCATTGACTATAAGAATACCCTTCTGGAAAGCATTCGCAAGTTCAGCCTTTGAAACCTTATTTGTATAGTCGGATTCTTTATAAAGAATACCATCTGCTGCTTTAAGATAGAAAACAACACCATTCAGGTACTGTTCATTTGATCTTGCAAAAATGTTTGTCATGTCAAATTACCTCTTTCTTTGAAT